GAGGCTGAGCCCGCTGAGGCTGAGCCCGCTGAGGCTGAGCCCGCCGAGGACCCGCTGAAAGCCGCACTCGCCCGCGCTGAGGCCGCCGAGAAGGCTCTCGCCGACGCGCAGGCGAAACAGAGCGCCGCGGACGCCGCCGCCAAGGCCGGCCTCCCCGCCGCCCTCAGCAAGTTCCTCACCGCGGTCGCCCCCGAGCAGATGGAGGCCGCCGCGACCGAGCTCAAGGGCTACATCGCCGGCCAGCCGAACCCGCTCACCCGCAACGAGCCCACGCCGCACGCCGCACCCCGCGCCGTCGCCGACCTGGACGCCATCGGCGCCCGCCTCTTCCGCAAGTGACCAACTGAAAGGTGTAGTCGATGAGTAACTTCCAGACCCCCGCGGTCAAGGTGGCCCAGTCCACCGTCGCCGCGCTCCGCTACCTCAGCGTCCTCCCCAGGACCATCAACAGGGACGCCGAGTCCGCCTACGAGGCCGGCTACGGCACCACCGTCAACGTGCCCCTCCCCGTCAAGGCGACCGCCAACGAGCTCTCCAGGGCCGACCGGGGCAACCGCACCGCGATCACCTACAACGACCTGACTCGCAAGTACGTGCCTGTCAATCTCGACACGCAGGTCTACTCCGCCGCGCGCCTCCCCTCCGACTGGCAGACCTGGACCCTCCAGGACTTCGAGACCGAGGTCGCCAAGCCTGAGGCTGAGGCCGTCGTGGACACCCTGCCGAAGAAGATCGCGGCGCTCATGGACGGAGTCCAGGCACCTCAGGACGCGAACCCGTCCGCCGTGCGCGTCCCCACCGACAACGCGAAGGCCACCAAGATCAAAGCCGACGGCAGCAACCTGTTCGCGGTCCTGTCCCGCCTCCGCCGCGTCCTCAACAAGAACGAGGTCCCGTTCAGCGACCGGTACCTCGCCGTCGGCCCCGCCGTCGGCGAGATCATCCAGTCCAACCGCGACATCCTCAACGCCGCCTTCAGCGCCGACGACGGTGACGCTCTGCACGAGGCCACCCTCGGCAAGCTGTTCGGCATGACCGTCGTCGAGGACCCGCGCCTCCCCGAGGCGAAGGCCATCGCCTACCACCGTGACGCCTTCACCATGGCGATGCGCGCCGCCGACGTGCCGCTCGGCGCCAGCTTCGGTGCTTCCCGCGCGGACGACGGCTTTGCCCTGCGCCTCATCTGCGACTACGACCCGGACCACACCGAGGATCGCGCCGTTGTGGACGCGTACGTCGGTTTCGCTGTGATGGACGCTGACCGCGCCGTCGCCGTGCAGATCGGCTGACAGCCCATGGCGAGCGAGCCGCTCGCCCCGGTCGCCCTTCTCTCTGACTGGCTCGGCGAGTCAATCACCGAGGAGGGCGACGTCAGTAGGGCGAAGATGCTGCTCCGCCGGGCCTCCACGATCGTCATTGAGGAGGCCGGGCGGCTCGCCCACCCCTGGACGCTGGCGGACGTGCCGGACGGCGTCCAGCAGATCGTCCTGTCCTGTGCTGCCCGCGGCTACACGAACCCCGAGTCGTGGAACTACGAGCGTCTGGACGACTGGATGGGCGGAGGCCGCCCGGTCCCAGAGGACGGCCTGTACCTGACGCCGACGGAGAAGCGGAGCCTGGCCCTGTACGCGGACGCGTCCCGCCCGCGGGGCATCGGGATCATGCGGACCGAGCGGGACGTGTGGCCCCCCGTGTGCACCGACGACGGGTGGGTGGAGTACGTCCGGAGGAACTCGCCGTGAGCCGCCCGCGTATGAGGCGCCGGCGGGCTGAGTGGCTTATGACGGACACGTGTGTCATCGACCGGCCGACGGGTTCGTACAACTGGGACCCGCAGGCCGGGCACGACGAGCCGACCACTGAGCGCGTCTACGAAGGGAAGTGCAGGCTCCGTCAGCAGACGATGTACGGGTCCGACCAGACGAACAGCGGGCACACGTACACGGTGCAGCAGACCGAACTGCACCTCCCGTGGGCCGCCGGCTACTCCCCGAAGATCAACGATACGGTTACTGTGACCGGATGGCGGTACCCGTTCCGGGTGCGCGGCTTGATCAACCAGACTCACGCGACTGCCCGGCGGATGCTTGTGGACGCGGTGACCGCCTGATGGCTTCGTGGGACACGGCACAGCTCGCCCAGTTGGTGCAGTCCTTCACGGACGCGGGGGAGAGGACCGCCGCTGTCCGGGTCGGCGTGCAGAACGCCCTCGACCAGGCGAAGGGTCGCGCCAGGGAGGCGTACCAGCAGCACCCGGACAAGGGATTCCGGGCGGTCGGTTCCACGTACACGTTCAACACTCGCGGCGCGGACGCGGTCGTGGAGGCGGAGTTCGGGCCGGAGAAGCCGCGCGGCGCGCTCGCCAACATTACGATCTGGGGTACGTCCAAGGGTGGCGGGGGCATGCCCCACCCGGTTGAGTTCATGGACCAGCATGTCCTGGACGAGATCGGCGACACCCTCGATGAGATAGTGAGGAACCTGACATGATCCGTACGGCTCCGTTCGTGTCTGCCATGGAGCGGCTCTGCCGGGAGAACCTCCGCTACGAGGTGTACCTCGGGGAGGTCACCGTGGAGCGGCCACCGACACCGTACGTCCTCGTCAAGCTGCCCCCGATCAACATGGGGAACGGCGAGTGCCTCGACGGGGAGCTCCGCGAACTGTCGTACCTCCAGCCGATCACCATGGTTGCCGCGACCGCCGACCGGCTCCTCACCGTCGTGGATGATGTCCGCCGCGGCCTGGAGGGGCAGCAGTTGCAGACCGGCAGTAACTACTGCGAGCCGCTCCGCCTGGAGTACTGCTCCGGCCTGCTCCGTGATGACCAGGTCGCGATCCCCGAGGTAGGGCACCCATTCTACGGGGTTGACATGTGGCGGGTCCGCGCGGTCAGATTCCACTGAGATATACTGCACTGGTACATGTACGACGCCGGCCGTGGGGTCGGCAGAGAGGAGAGCCTCATGGCTGGCTCTATCCGGACCCTCGGCGACGGGCGTATCACCCTGGTCGCCCTCGGCATCCCCGACGCCCCGGTCGCCAACAGGAAGCGGCCGACTGCGGCGGAGCTCAACAAGGGCTTGCACTTCGAGATGTCCGTCATGAAGTCGGACTACAAGCTCGGCTCGAAGGGCAGCACGAGCGTGGAGGAGCCCGTCCTGGGCGCCGCCGGTAAGGGCACCGTCCCCGGCCCCGCCGAGTACGAGGGCCAGGTCAGCGTCTATTGGTTCTTCGACGAGGACGGTCAGAAGGTCACTGGTGGCGACAACCGCGTCTGGGAGCTCCTGTCGCAGACGGGCCGCGAGTTCGAGCTGTACGAGCGCGAGGGTAAGAAGCCTGACATGCCGTTCGTGGATGGCGACGATGTTGACTGGTATCACGTGGCGCCCGGCCAGCCGCAGAAGCCCGATGACAGGACCACGTACACGAAGCGCACTGTGAGCCTGTTCATCTCCGACGCCCTGGAGAACGAGATCACTTTGGGTGCGGGTACGGCCGCGTCGAGGCCGACTGTGACGACGATCGAGCCGTCCAGTAAGAAGTCTGGCGCCACGGTCGTCATCACGGGCACGAACTTCGTGAACGTCACTCGCGTCACCTGCACTGTGACTGGTATGCGCGAGGCCGACGTTACGTCGTTCAGGGTACTGTCGCCGACCTCGATCGCCGCGGTCCTCCCCGTCGGCATTATCACCGGCAACTTCATCGTGTACACGCGTAAGGGCCACTCGGATGGCGTGTTGTACACGGCGGGCGCCTGATATACTCTCGCCCGTAACCGGGGCCCGGGACTACGGCAGTCCCGGGCCCCTTATAACATCTAGAGGGAGGACCCCCAGTGGCTGACGAGTTCCGTGACGCGACCCCCGACGGTGCGACCGAGCCGGAGGGCTTCGATCTGGCGTCGTGGGTCGCCGGGTTCCAGCCGACCCGGAAGGCGTGCATCCTGTACGGGCGCACCGACTTGATGGCGGTCATTGACCGGCTGAACGAGGAGGCGTCCCTGCCAGGCCTCCCGGATGGGCGGAAGCGGGAGATTCTCGCGGAGGCCGAGCAGGCGCTCGCGACTCTCAAGGAGTCCGGTGTCGAGTTCGTCGTGCAGACGATGGATGTGCACCGGCAGAAGGCCCTCCTCGAGGAGCTCGGGTACGAGAAGGGTGAGACGGTCACCCATGAGATGGAGTGCTCGTTCATCGCCGCCCACATTGTGGAGCCGGCGGGTGTGACTGGGCGGGACATCGAGGCCCTCTATGTGGCGTCGTCCCAGCAGGTGGAGAAGTTGTCCCGCTGCATTCGGAAGGTGGACACTGTGGAGCCGACGATCACCGCCCCTTTCTCGTCCGCGTCCTGAGAACCCCCTCGGGACGCTGGCTGTCGCAGCTCGTGAAGCGGGCCCTGGAGTGGGGTCGCCCGCCGACCGGGCTGGTGCGACGGTCATCTGAGTGGATCGAGCAGGACTACATCCTGGCTGAGGCGTGGTCCTCCCACCAGCAGTCGTTGTGTCCGTGTGGGTGCGGGTTCCCCCGCGACCAGGCGTGGGACGACACGATGGACGGGTGGTTCGAGGCTCGGGAGACTGCCTGCTATGCGAAGGCCGCGAAAGAGCGGTGGGAGAGAGACCATAGCGAGCGGAACAAGTCCGGCGATCTGATCTCTCCGCCCCGGGAGGGGTCGCTCGTGTACGTGGTGGACTCCAGTGAGACCGAGTGAGACTGTAAACTCGTTGTCAGTAGTGGGAGAGGGGTCGCATCTTGGCTGACAGAACCGTCTTGGTGAAGCTAACGGCTGACGCGTCCGGCGTGAAGTCGGGTATGCGCGAGGCGTCGGATGCTACCCGCAGCACCCAGGATGCGATGAAGTCGGCTGGGGATGCCGCTCAGCAGGCTGCCTCTCAGATGAATCAGGCGTCCGCGCAGGGGAAGTCTGGCCTGGCGGGCCTGGCAGACTCGGCACGCCAGAACGGGGCGGCTTGGACGACGGTCGGCACCGCGGTCGCCGGCGTCGGCGCGGGCTTGCTGGGGTTCGCTGGTAGTGCGTCGAAGTCCGCCGCGGATTTCGACGCAGCGATGTCCAGCGTGCAGGCGGCGACACACGCGTCGGGCGATGAGATGTCGCAGCTGCGCGAGGCCGCAATACAGGCCGGCGCCGACACTGCATTCTCTGCGACCGAGGCCGCCGCTGGCATCGAGGAGCTCGCCAAGGCGGGCGTGTCCACGTCGGACATTCTGCATGGTGGCCTGACCGGGGCGTTGGACCTGGCTGCTGCGGGCGAGGTGTCTGTCGCTGAGGCCGCCGAGACCGCTGCCACGGCGATGACCCAGTTTGGCCTGGGTGGGGACCAGGTGACGCACGTCGCTGACCTTCTCGCCGCGGGCGCCGGCAAGGCCCAGGGTGGTGTCCATGATCTGGCGTACGCCCTGAAGCAGTCCGGCCTGGTCGCCAGTCAGATGGGCCTCAGTATTGAGGACACGACCGGGGCCTTGGGGGCGTTCGCGTCGGCTGGGCTGATCGGTTCGGATGCGGGCACGTCCTTCAAGACGATGCTCCAGCGGCTCCAGAACCCCTCTACCAAGGCCGCGAACGCGATGAAGGACATCGGCCTGAACGTCTACGACGCCAACGGTTCCTTCATCGGTATCACCGCCACCGCCCAGCAGTTGAAGGACGGCTTGTCCGGGCTGTCGGAGGAGCAGCGGAACCAGGCGATGGCGACGATCTTCGGGTCGGACGCCATCCGTGCTGCGAACGTCCTCTACACCGAAGGCGGGGAGGGTATCCAGGACTGGATAGACAAGGTCAACGACGCCGGGTACGCGGCGGAGACGGCCCGCCTGAAGCAGGACAACCTGAAGGGTGACCTGGAGAAGCTGGGTGGCTCATGGGAGACCGCGATGATCAAGATCGGGGCGTCGTCTGAGGGGCCGCTCCGGTCTGTGGTGCAGACGATCACGTCGGTGGTGGACAAGCTCGGGGAGCTGTCCCCTGGGGCGCAGACGGCCGTGCTCGGGATCACCGCTGTGGGTGGTGCTGCGCTGACGGCGGTCGGCGGGATGATGGTGCTTGCCCCGAAGATCGTGGAGATTCGTGACGCGATGAACACTCTCGGGTGGACGTCGGGGAACGCGGTCGCGGGTATCAGGAATCTGGCGACGGGCACGTCTGCGATGGCGCGGGCTGGCAGGATGCTGGCGATGGGTGCCCTGATCGCCGGTATCAGCGAGTACGGCAACAAGACCAGTGACGCGGCTGTGTCCGTGGATGAGATGGCGTCCGCCCTGAAGAACGGCGGCTCCGCTCTCGACCAGCTGCACTTCGATACGGCCAGCAAGAGCGCCGACGAGTTCGGTGTGATGCTCGCCGACATCAGCCGCCCGTCCACGTGGGCCGGCTTGGAGATGGGGACCGCCCACTTCCTCGACGGGATTACGGCTGCGTTCGGCGCTGACACCCGGTCCGAGGTGCAGCAGCTGAAGGATACGTTGGAGTCCACTGGCAAGGCATTGGCGTCCATGTCTACGGACGAGGCGACCAGTCAGTTCAAGAAGCTGTCCAACGAGCTGACGGACGGGTCGCGGCGCAGCATGATCGACCTGATCAACGACATGCCCGAGTTCAAGGCCCACCTGGATGCGGTCGCGAACCAGATGGGGCTGACAGCGGATGACTCTACGCGCCTGGCTCTGGCGTTGGGGCAGATCGATCCGAACGCGAACCAGTCCGCCGACTCGACGGACCGCCTAGACCAGGCGATCCGGAAGGCGAAGGAGGGGAGTGACCAGGCGGCCCCGAGCATTGAGGAGGTCGTGAAAGCCATCCACGATTTCGGTGAGGCTGCGATCGGCGCGTCCAACGCCGACATCAAGTACCAGGAGGCGCTGAAGAACGTCAACGACGCGATCGCCGAGAACGGGCAGAACCTGGACATCACGACGGAGGCGGGTCGTAAGAACCAGTCGGCGTTGAATGATCTGGCGTCGGCGACGCTGGCGCAGGTGCAGGCCGGCGCCGCCGCCGGGGAGACGCAGGACACACTCCAGACGAAGATGCAGACAGGAAGAGATGCGTTCATTCAGGCGGCCGAGGCGATGGGGATGACCGAGGATGAGGCAACCCAACTCGCCGACTCGTACGGGCTGATCCCTGAGAAAGTCTCGACCGAGGTGACTGCGGACACGCAGCCTGCGCTGGAGAATGCGGACGGGGCGAAAGCGAAGATCGAGGGGATGACCGGGTACATCTCCGTGGACGGCGACACATCGAAGGCCGACTACGCACTGTCTGTGACTGCCGACTCGATCAACGGTACGACATCGTACGTGGAGATCGATGCGAACAACGACCGGGGTCTTGAGGGTCTCCAGTCCACTGTGCAGACGATCGACAACGCAGACGGGACCGTATCCATCCTGGGTGACGCGACGGGCGCCCGGTGGGAGAAGGACACGGTCAAGACGCAGATCGATGACACGACCGGTGAGGTGACGATCTCCGGTAAGGACGAGGCATCCGGCAAGCTCCGCACAGTGAAGTTCAACATGGACCAGATCCAATCCAAGACCGTTTCTGTCACCGTGAAGATCAAGCAATTCTTCGAGGAGTACGGCCGGCGCTTGATAGCGAATCCGTTTGGGTTCGGCATATTCGCGGACGGGGGCGCCGTGTCCGCGTACGCGAACGGTGGCGGGGTGTCTCATCTGGCTGGCGGAGGGCGGCCGGGCGGCGCAGTGTACGGACCCGGCGGCCCTCGGGAGGACCGCGTGCCGGCCCTCCTGTCCCACGGCGAGCATGTGCTCACGGCGGCGGAGGTTGCGGCCTTGGGCGGCCAGCAGGGGGCGTACCGGCTGAGGAGGATGATCCGGGAGGGAATCGTCGGAGGTTTCACGGATCCGGCTCGGTATGCGGATGGCGGGTCGATCTCGTCTGGGACGGCGATGCTCGGTGCCGGCGACCGGGTGACCCCGAGGATGCTACGCAGAGCGTTGGACGGTGTCAACGTGGAGCTGACCGTGGATGGGCAGACTACGCTGACGTCGAGGATGCGGACGATCGCGGACGCGTCCACTGTGACTGCGTACAGGATGAGCAGGTGACCGATGGCTAGGACGATGAGGGGTTTCACGGCGAAGCACACCGGCATGCTGACTGTGCGTCCGGTGCCCGCCCCGGAGGGCGTGTTCTCCTACCCGGTGAATGCGTCGTCCGACGGCGAGCGGCTGCTCATCTGGAAGCCGACCGGTGATGCTGTCAGCGATCCTCTGGCGCCGATCGGCGTGCCGGTCACGTATACGCAGTACGGGTACCCGCCGGTGACGCTAGTGCGCAGGTCGGCCGGGTCGGACATCATCAGCACGGCGGACGGGCACACGCAGGCTCGCGTGCAGCTCATCACGGCCGGTGCGGTCGAGTACGACGGCGGCCTGACGACGATCGAGTCTACGACCGGGGTGATGGACCGGTGGGCGGCGGCCCCCAAGCCGCGGGCAACGACGATCGAGTGCCGGACGCGGACGCTGAAGGACTTCCAGACGTTGCGGACCATGTGCGAGGAGGCCCGCTACCTGATCGTGGCTCACGACCAGGACGCGTGCACGATCCCCGGGTGCACGGTTGAGCCGATCCGCGTGGTGGCGGTGTCGAAGGCAAGAGCGGAGCAGACGGAGTCGCGGCTGCGCGGGACGGCTGACTGGACGCTGACGGTGACGGAGCGCCCCAAGTCCGCCCTGCACGGCAGGCGTGAGGACACGGGGGTCCCGTGCGTCACGTGGGGTGAGTGGTTGCAGTTCGAGGCGGACTGGGCCGCCGGGCGGATCCCTGGCGCGGCCCTCTCCTACTGGTGGGGCGCCCCGGGTGGGGCGGATGACACGATCGTCGGCTCCGCGGCCGCTGGCACGACGCCTGACGGGCGGCCGGTCCGGTGGGCCCAGGGTCGCAACATCCACGCGCCGCTCGAGCTGTACGGGTTCCGGCGGGCTGTGGGCGGGCACACGTACACGGGGACCGTGTGGGTACGAGGCCGTAACGGCGCCGCCCTCGACGTCGGGCGCGTCCACCTCCAGCTCGTGGTCGCCGACGGGCCCACGGCCGCAGCCAACCGGAACTTCTCCGCCGGGGTGATGACCCGCGACGCCGCGCCGGATCCCGCTGGCTGGTACAAGCTGGTCGCGTCCGCCATCCCGGTCCCCACCGCGAGACCGTACGTGACGCCGGCGATCATCAACGAGGAAAGGGAGCAGATTGAGTTCGGCGGCCTGTCCGTGTCCGACGACCAGCAGATTGCCGGGAAGTCCCTGGCGACCCGCTCCTACGACGACGTGTGTCGCCTCCTCGCTGGCATGCCGGAGGACGACTGATGCGCCCCGGCCCAACCCTGGAGGAGCTGTCCCGCCCGATGAGATGGTCCATGCGCATGGACATCAAGTACGGGACGGAGTGGGTGCGCGACGTGCCGTGTTCCAGCTGTTCCCTCGACTGGGGTGAGCTTACGCACAGCGGAACGTCGGCGTCGGCGCCGGCGCAGCTGCGGATTGGCGTACCGAACGAGTGGGCGCCCCAGTGGGAGGGCGCCTACTACGCGGCGTACGGGCAGAAGGCATGCCCGACCGTACTCCTGTCCGGCGAGGAGGGCCGCAGGTGGGAGTTCCCGTACGGGCACTTCCGGATCGTGGAGCCGTCCCAGACTCCGGAGTCATCGCCGGTGACCGCGAAGGACTTGCTGCATGACCTGGTCGAGAATCCGCTGCCGTGGCCTCACTCCCCGAATCTGGGGGGGACGTTGCGGACGGAGATGCAGCGGCTGAACCCTAACTGGGAGACGACCGGAGTGCGCGTGCCGGAGTCCAGGGGCGGCTACCAGATTCCGTCTACGTTGCAGTTGCCGACGGACCGACTCGTGTCCATGATGGAGATCGCGAAGGCGGCGGGGTGCGGGCTGCGCATGTCGTGGCGCGGCGAGATTGAGGCGTACCCACTGCCCACGCCGGGGTCTGCCGCGGCCGAGTACTACTCGTGGGACTCGGGATTCGTCGTCGCCGCCGTCCCGGCGGAGGCCCCGTCCGGGCGCATCCCGAACCAGTACAACGTCCTAGCGAAGGGTAACGGGAAACGCAGCTTCTCCCTGGTGCAGGGGAAGGGGTACACGGAGTCACTGAAGACTGACGAGAAGACCTCAGAAGTTGACATGGCGATCAACAACCGGTTCCTGGAGAAGCAGCGCGTGTTCCCGTCGCTGCCTCGTCACGAGTTCGAGCATCAGGAGGGGCTGACGTACAGCTGGGGCCGGTACCTATGGACGCCGTGGAAGCGCCCCGAGGGCGGGTCGAGGAAGGACGGGTGGGAGACCGACTACTCCTATGACTTCTGGGTGCGGATGCAGTACTGGGGCGGCTGGTACAACCCCCGCACCTACGGTCGCGTGACCAAGAACACGGACCTGTCGTCAGACAAGTCGTGGTCCAAGGTGGTAGAGGAGGCAAACCACTGGGCGAAGTTCGGGCGGGACCGTACCCGCACGTGGCGGATCCAACTGGCCCCCGACCCGAGACTGGAGATCGGCGACGTCGTCGCCGTAGAGCACAAGCCGGGCCACTGGTGCGTCGTCACAATCCTCTCCATGAGCCTCGATCTCATGAAACCGGGCGAGCCGATGACGATCACCGGCGCCGAGCTGCGGCACACATAATGAGATACTGGCCCCATGGTTGACCCCTCCAGCGCCGGCAGTCTGTACTTGAACATGCGGGAGGCCGCCCAGGACCGGGCGGCCTCCGACGCGACGGTCCATTGGGTGCGCGCCCAGGTCGTGGACACGCCCTCCACGGACCCAACCCTCCCCGACGGATGGGTCCGGGTCGGCATGCCGTACGAGGAGCCCCGCGACTACTTGGTAGGGGAGACGCCCGGCATCTACACGTGGAAAGGTGCCGCAGTCATCGTCAAGATGCACTCCGACGGGACGCTCCTGTCCATCAGTGACGGCCAGGACGAGCCGGGGAATGAGAAGACATCGGTGGAGCGGCTCGGCCCGGCCGGGCGGGAGCTGGCACGGGCGATGGACGACGCCGTGAAGGCGCAGAAGGCCGCGAAGGAAGTCGAGGGGCGTGCGGTCGCGGCGGCGAAGGACGCGCAGGCCGCCGGCAGGGACGCCCGCGACGCGAAGGCGAACGCGGAGAAGGCATTGGCGAAGGCGACCACCGTGGAGGGCGCCGCGAGCGACCTGTCCGCGAAGGTGACCGAGGCGCAGAAGGCGGCCCAGCAGGCCCAGTCTGGCGTGGGGGCTGCCCAGCAGGCCGCGAAGGAGGCGGGGGATAAGGCCCAGGCGGCCCTGGACGCGGTCAAGAAGTCTGGGGACAATGCCGCTGCGCTGGCTGCGGCGACTGAGGCGAAGCAGGCGGCGGATGCGGCGAAGACGCTGGCTCTGGCGGCGGACAAACTCGCCCAGGACGCGAAGACCGCGGCCCAGGACGCGTCGGCGAAGGCGCGGGACGCGGACACGGTGGCGAAGAAGGCCGAGGCGGCGGCGGCAGCAGTGAAGTCTACGGCCGACTCGGCTGCGAGCGCGGCCGCCCAGGCCCAGGCGAAAGCGCAGTCGGCGGCCGCCCAGTATGACGCACTGAAGGCGACTGTGACGGCGAACTCGACCGAGCTGACGAAGGCCAAGTCTGCTGCGGATGAGGCGCAGCGCCAGGCCGCCGCGGCGAGGTCTGCCGCGGCCGCGGCGACGGCGGATGCTCTGGGCGCTAGGCAGGCGGCGGATGCGGCGTCCGCGAAGGCGTCTACCCTGGCCGGCCAGGTGACGGTGGCGCATGCCGCCCCGACAGCAGGCGACGGGGCCGGGAAGCCGAAGGGGGCCGTCTGGTTCGTCCAGGACGGGGCCGGGCAGCTGGTCTCCCAGTACACGTGGGACGGGGCAACCTGGTCTCTGATGCCCGTGTCCGGGAGCGCCCTGGCGCCGCAGACGATCACGTCCGCGCAGATCGGCCAGGCGGCGATCGGGGAGGCGCAGATCGCGGACGCATCCATCACGGACGCGAAGATCGGCGGCCTGTCCGTGTCGAAGCTCCTGGTGACGGGGGGAGCGAAGATGCCCCGCGCCGTCATCGACGTCCTGCTGTCTGACAAGGCTTTCATCAAGGCTCTCGCAGCGAACAGTGTGACCGTGGATCCGGAGAACATGGTTCAGGACCCAGGCCTGACCGGGCGGGACGTGTGGAGTCTGGCGTCGGTCGCCGGTGCTACCGCCGGGTTCGTGTCCGACCTCCCCGCCCCTCCGGGGGGCACTCCCCAGGGGGTGCGCATGAAAGCAGGGGCCGCCCGGTGCATGCTGACGCAGGCCCTGTCCCTCCCGGCGGGGAAGCGGTGGACCCTGCGCCTCGCCTACCGGTACTCGGTCGGGTCGCAGGGCGGCCTGACCGTCAAGCTCGGCGACACTGAGGTCTGCAACCCGCCGTACACGGATGACGCGTGGAAGACGGGGGAGTGGGTGTGGGAGCCCGCGAAGAGCGTCGCCGCCGCGCTGCTGACGATCACCGCCGCGGCGGGGACGACGGTGGAGTTGCACTCACTGAGCCTGACCGAGCAGGTGGGGACGACTCGGCTGGCGCCAGGGTCTGTGACCGCGGACTGCATCTACGCGTCCAAGGAGATGTGGGCGAAGATGGCGGCGTTCGGGTCTGTGACCACGGAGATGCTGACCGCCGGCAACGCGACAATCCCGGGGAAGGCCGTCGTCGGAGACCTGATCGGCAACAACCTGACGGGCGTCACGATCCGCGGCGGGTCCGTAATGTCGTACTCGGAGTCCGCAGAGTCCCGCAACAAGAAGCTTCAGGGGTATCAGGCCCGCGACGGCTACCCGGACTGGTACAACAAGACGTTCGACCTGCGGAAAGCCGTGATCCGGAACACCGGCACACCCTCCCAGGGGGAGATCAAGCTCACGTCCGCGACGGAGACAGAGTGGTCCGGGTCGTTCTCCACGGACCTCGAGGAGTCCTTCTGGTCGGCGATCGAGGTCACGCTCACCTACCCAGATGGGTTCTGCGGGCAGCCCGAGGTCGAGTTCGTCGTGGACTCCCCGAACAACGAGTGGCGCCTCGACGTATGGCGCGGCGCCTCCCGCACCTCCCACGCATACCTCCAAACCGGGTACCGGAGCGTCCTCCTCCCCCAGCTCGCCCCGACAGACACGCAGCGCACGTTCTCGCTCATGTTCCACCCCGGCTACAAGTGCAGCAAGTTCTCGATCCGCCGGCTCAAGTACTACTGGACCGCGCAGATGGACACGACCGAGGCTCGCATGCAGTCAGGGTCCCTGCTCGTCCGGTCCCCAACGGAGAATGACCGGCTCGTCCTCGGGAAGTCGTTCATGGAGGCCGGCCAAGAGGGGTTCCCCGTCCGGAAGCGGCACCTTCTGTCCACGGTGGCGCCATGGTCGTTCACCGGCACCGCGACCTACTGGCGGACACTCACGTGGAGGGACTGGCGGTGGGCGACCGGGAACCTCGGCCCGCAGGACACGATCACCTGGGAGGATGACTGCCAATGGGGGTTTGTCCTCAACGGTCGGGGCCTGCCGTACGCCCAGTGGCCCGGCCTGTACATGGTGTCCGGACAATGTCGCCTCCAGAACCGGTTGAGGTCGAACAAGTGGGTGACAATTGAGATGCAGGTCGCACCGGATGAGGACTGGGACAATGGCCTGTCGTCATCGGTGTCCCTGGAGCCGGGGGTGACCGCGTCGCTGAACGTGGCGGGGCACCTGTCGCTCCGCCGGAAACGGACCCTACACTGGCGATACGCGATCGTCACGCCCGGCACGTTCGACGGGGGCGGCGATGTGAAGATAGACAAGCCGCGGCTGACGGCCGCTTTCCTGGAGGAGTGACATGTCCACGACAAGGTGGAACGGTGCGGTGGTGCCGACCGGGCAGGACGATCTGCTCGGCGCGTGGGGGCGGTTCGCCGACAGTGTGGGGACGTTCATGCGTGTGGCGTCTCTGTCGGAGGCGCAGGCCCGGTTGAGGTCGGCGCCGGCGGGCGTGGTGACGTCGTCCACGCCGGCGGCGTTCCTGATCGGGGGTGTCCTGTACACGGCGGACGGGTCCCGGGACGCCGGCGGGTTCGTGATCCGCCCCGCGTCCGGCTACTCGGGTCTGCTCGTGGACCACTGGGACAAGAGCAACGGCCGAGGCCGGGCCACGTCCGACCACACGACGCGGCGGTGGGGGCAGACGCCATTCAACCTGCCCGTCAAGAGTCTGATTGAGTTCAGCCTCGACGTGTGCGTGTCCATCGTCCACTCGGATTTCGTCTCCGAGGATGAGAAGAACAAGGCGAGCGGCTCCTACTACTTCGGTTTCCTCCTTGACAATATGGGGCAGTGGCAGACCGAGCTCCAGTACAACCGGACGTTCATGACGCACCACCTGACGTGGAAGACGGAGGTTGAGGCGGGCACGCACACCGCCGCGTACACGACGACGGGGTCCTACGGGACGGACCCGTTCTGGCACTACGATGGTGGCGTCTACCCGGGCACCCGCTTCCGCGTGTTCTCCCTGGGTGCAACGGACTGAACGAAAGGCAAGGCATTGGCTACACTCTCCCCCTCGGAGGCACGGACCGAGCATGTTGCCCGACTGATGGGGTCGGTGTGCGTCCCCGCCGGCGCGGGCGACTATAGGGCCCTCCTGGCAACGCACCACAAGATCGCAAACCCGACAGCCCGGGGCACCGCCTACCTGAACGACCCGTCCCAGTACGCGAACATGGACAGGCAGGCGGCAGAGGCCGCGGACCTCGGCCTGCGTTTCGTTATCGACCTGTCGTACATCCGTGATCTCGTGGTTTCGGATGGCGGTCGATGGCATCTCATGTCCGCGGATGAGTGGCAGTCCCTGTTCGCCACGATCCTGCTGCGCATGGGCCCGTTCGGCCGCCCGTGGGCACTGGAGCCGACCCTCGATGGTGTCGTGTTGGCCCGCGACCCGGACGTCCTGACTGGCGCCCGGCCGGCCGGGTCGGTGGACGCGTACATGCAGTCGATGCTGGCGCAGGCGACCGCGGTCCGCCGGCTGGGTTTCGACGGGGCGATCGTGTCCGGTGGCCTGCGGTGGCTGACCGCGGGGGGCGGCATCGGAGCGTACGGCGACGCCCTCGATCGGCTGGCCGCCGCCGACTGGGTCGATATGGTCGCCCTTTCGTACCAGGAGCAGCTGTCGCAGACCGTGATGGTGGCGTGCGCGGACATCATTCAGGCGCAGGGTGGCGTCCCCGTGTGTGATGGGGTCTCGTCCGGGCGGCTCGCGGATGCTGCTGGGGCGTTGCGGGCGACCGGGATCGTGGCTGTCGGTGCCCTGCCAGGCGCTTCTCTGAACTCCAGCCAGTGGGGTTCTGTCGTACAGGCGGTCACCGGGAAGACGGCCGGTGGTGGTGGAGGAGGCGCGCCGACGCCGTCCACGCCTGACACCGGCTGGCAGGATGCTGGCGGCGGCCTCCAGTACCGCAAGTACGGGCCGTTCCTGTCCGTCCGTTCGTCTCTCGAGTGGGCGGTGTGGACCGCGACCACCGCCGGCGAGATCCGCATCCTCGACTTTCCACAGACGATCAAAGCCCAGGGTCGCGTGAACATGGCCACATACCCACTGGTGACCGCGTCCTACGAGGACGACGGGTCCACCGTGTCCATGTGGCCGAACGGGACGGTGACCGCCCACGTGAAGAAACCGGGCGACAAGATCTTCCCGACGTTGATCACTGTCCAGGGCTGACCCGCGAGCGCCTATCATGGGCTCGTGGCTGATAGGAGCTCCTGTGGGTGAGATTGACGTGCCCCCCATCCCGGTTGAGGCGTGGGGGGCGGTCGGGTTGACGGTCGCGGGCTGGGTGGCGTGGATGTTCACTCGGGCGGAGCGGACCGCGGACCGGCGCGTGGACGCGTTGGAGGCTGCGGTCCGTCATCTGACCGAGCGCGTGGATGTTCTGGAGACGGACCGTGAGGAGCTGCTGGAGGAGCGCGCTGTAGCCGAGGAGGAGGCTCACCGGTTGCGGCTGCTCGTGTTCCGTCTGGAGGAGTATGCGGAGGCACTGCTCGCGTGGGGGACGGGGCTGCTGCGGCGCCTTCCGGAAGCTGCCGACCATCCAGCGCCGCCTCAGCCGCCGACCCGCCGAGACGACGGCGACCTCTCCACCGACTGACTCGGCGGGGAGGTCGTACCGGCGGCGGCTCAGCGGACACCCAGGACGCCCCACAGGACCCACACTGCGCCAACGCCGATGGCGGTGATGCCGGCAATGAGGAGGAGACCGACGCCGTAGACGACGGCGGCTGCGAGGACGCGGGCGAGAGCCTTCCTGCGGTGGCGGGCGGTGGCGTGTCGCATGTTGGTGAGTTCCTTTCCTTGTTCAGTGGATGCGGACGGTGACTCGGTCACGGCGGTTCTTGGTGATGTACGCGCCGCTACGGCGGGTGGTGCCAGGGCCGCGGAGCGTAAGGGTCCACAGGTCGGGGCGCCCCGGGGTCTGGCTGCTGCGTGCGACGACCCAGTCTTCGGCTTCGTGGCGGACGATCTGGCCGACGCTGACGGTTTCGATTGGGTGGGTGGTGTAGGTGGGGGGGAGAGGCATCGGGTTCCTTTCAGCGGATGCGGTGGCGGGCGATGTCCCGGTCTCGAGCTTCCGGGGGCCCGTAGGAGACGTCGCCGGCCTCGGCGGCCTGGACGGTGCCTTCCAGGATCCCGGGGACGTTGCCGTCGTCGGCGACGCGGAGTGACCCGTGGAGGCTGGCGACGTGCTGCACGAGGGCGCGGAGGGTGTTCCCGGGCCGGGGACCTGGGTCCGACTGGGAGGCGGCTACAAGCCAGTTCCCGGGGAGGAGAGTGAGAGTGGCGGTGGTGCTGGTGCGGCTGGTGACGCGGGCGAGGTGGTAGGTGCGGACGGTGACTACCGCGACCCCTCCACTGAGGTTGAGGGCGTAGTCGCCGCTGGTGTGGATGATGGCGTCGGTCATGGTTCGGTCCTTTCCCCCCGGGGCGTTCGCGTCGGCCCCGGGGGGGCGTTGGTGGGGTCAGGCGGCCTTGTAGGGGGCGAGGGTGGCGGCGATCTCGGCGTCCATGCCCTCGTCGGTCAGAAGATCCACGGCGTCCGTGAGCATCTCGCTGCCCGCGATCAGGTTGAGCATGACGGCCTGGTCATCGTCGGGCTCGCCGGCGGCGAGGTCACGGCCCGCAGCGACGGCCTGGACAAGTTTGATGAGGGAGAATCCGTATCCGGGGAGGCGGCTGCCGAGGTAGGTGGCATCGATGATGATGCCGCTCGGCTCAAGGACCGTGAAGGTGGCGACTTCCTCGCCGGTGACCGCGGTGGCGGTGTAGGTGGTGGTGGGGACGTCCTGGTAGTCGGCAGCGTTGCCGGCGGCGTCGGCGTGGCTGAAGGGGCGGGACTCGGTGGTCTTGGTGATGTTCATCGGGGGTTCCTTTCTTGGTGGGTTGCTGCCCTGTGGACTTGTTGGCTTCAGTGTAGGGCGCCGGGGTATGGGAACGCAAGCCCTGGGAGTATGGCGCGGGCCATGTGGATTGCTTGTGGGCGGACGGTGGATAGCCGACCCCACGCCGGTGGATTCGCTGTGGATAACCTAGGCGTCTCAGCCGCAGTCCACATGTGCAACCAAGTTATCCACAGTCGCCTGTGGACGCGCTGCCCCCGCCGCCCCACCACTGAGTCCGGTTTTCCACATATTCACAGGCCCCTACTACCAACTACCAGATATATCTACGGGGAGCGAGGGGCGAAGCCCCGCTCTTAGGGGCGCGTCGCGCAGGTCGGCCGGGGCGAGCTTCGAGGCGCCGAGAGCCAAAAAGCGGGGATAGACATGGCGCCCCCTACCCAAGTAGCGGGCCGGGGCCTCCAGGCCGCAGAGGGGGCCCCTGGAGGCCTTCTCAGCACATCTCCTCCAGGAGAGCCATCTCAGGGACGCGGGCCAGGGTCGTCGTCCCCGTCTTCCCCGCCCGGTTCTTCGCCAGCTCCACCGTCAGCCGACGGCGGTCCGCCTCACCGCCCACCACAGGCATGGACAAAAGCGTCACCGTGTCCGCGTCCTGTTCCAGAGAGCCGGACTCGCGCAGGTCCGACATCCGGGGGGGGCGCTCCTCCCCTTCGAGAGCGCGGGACAGCTGCGACAGGACGATCACGGGTATGTCCAGCTGCATCGCCAACCCTTTCAGGGCCCGAGACTGGGCCGTCACGCTCTCTCGCAGTCCTCGCCGGCTATCTGACACTTCGATCAGCTGCATGTGGTCGATGACCAGGAGCCCGCACTTGCCCTGGTGATGCGCGGCCCTGGCGCCTGAGGCGATCGCCTCCACCGTCTGAGACGCCTCGTCAGCGATCGTCAAGGGCAGCTCGCTGACAGCCCGGGCAGCGCTGATCAGGAGAGGGCGCACCCGCTCGCCCGCGTTCCCCCGCAGGGCCACTGCGTCCAGGGGGATCCGGCCGGTCTGCGCAATCAGCCGAGGAGCGAGTTCCCGGGCGGTCATCTCCAGAGACACGTACCGGACGGGCACGCCTGCGGCCGCAGCCCCGCGGGCAACCATCAGTGCGTACAGCGTCTTACCCACAGCGGGCCGAGCGCCAACGATATGGAGCCCCCCGGCGCGAAGCACGCCCGCGATGTTGTTGTACGAATACCAGGGCGTACCCACGCCCTGATCGCCAGAGTCCTCCCACCAGGCGCGGACCGCGTCGCTCACGTCCGCCGCCCGCGACGCCTTGGTAGCCGCGGGCGGCGCAGCGCACATGGCGGCCACTTCCTCGGTGGAAGCGTCGCCGTCGAGGAGCTGCTGCATGCGGAACAGATGACTGCGAAGCGTTTCCCGATCATGCTGCTCGAGGAGCTGAGTGGCGAGGAAGTCGGCCTCAGCAGGATTCACGGACGCGTGCAGGCAGTCGAGGATGAGAGGCGCATGTCGTGGCGCGGCCGCCCGAAGGGTCTCGGCAGTGGGCTGCCTCCCCTCATCCCAGGCGGCCCGGATGAGGGTCCACAGGCGGTCACAGCCAGGAGGGAGCATTGCGGGAGAGACAAGCGCCGTGGCGGCGGTATCTCCCGCTCCGGCGAGAACAGCGCCGATCAGGGCGTGCGCGGTGGAGATCATCGGAGGCTTCCGTCAGTTGAGGTGGAGGGCGATGTCGTAGTTGTTGGCGGCGACCCAGTCGGCGGCCGCCTTCCTGCGGGCGTCCCGGGCACGCTGAGCCCGTTCGATGGACATGGCCCCGGTCAGGCCACCGGAGTAAATGATGTCCCCGTTCTCCTCGTCCCAGGCGTCCTCCGCAGATCTCTCGGCGCGGGACATGGCGACCTGGGCGTCGCCGGGGAGGTCGCGGAGGATGCGCCCGGTGAGCTCCACCTTGTCGCCGCCTGGGATGACGTCCTCCCAGGCGTGGTTCTTCAACCAATTGCGGGCGAGAGTGATGTACCTCTCCTGCGTGTTTCGGCGCTTGCACTGGGCGGCGTACGCCTTGGCAGCACGGATGAGCGTGTCGGCCTTGGCGTGACGGCGGGCTTCGGCCCACTGGGCGGGGAGGGCGGCGCCCCGCGGGTATGCGGCGTTGAACTCGGAGAGCTTCGCCTTCTCAACCTTCTCCTTGGCGGCCTCGGCCTTCCCCTTAGCGATGCGGCGCGCAGACTGGGCGGCGATGATGTCTTCGGTGACACGGCTGGGGACTGGGGCGAGGGGCTTCGGCTCGGCGGGCTCAGCCTCAGCGGGCTCAGCCTCAGCGGGCTCAGCCTCAGCGGGCTCAGCCTCAGCGGCGTCCTCGATAGCCTTGGCGGACGGCGACTGCCTGTAGCCGGCGTACCAGCCTGCCGGGACGCCGGCGCGATCGAGGCCCTCAGAAGTGAGGACGGCAGAGAGGTTGAGGGCGTAGAAGTTGGTGCCGCCGACGCCGCCCTTCCAGACCCGGACTGCGCCTGCTTCTTTGAGGCGGCGCAGGGATTCGCAGAAAGTGCGTCGCCCCATGCCTGCCCGGGCGGCTGCGGCCTGGAGGCCCGGCCGGATGGCCGGGCAGTTCCAGAAGGTGACCAGCCCCTTGAGGGCATCAATGTCGGTGCGGCTGAGAGGAGTGTCGGCGCGGCGCATCTCGGGGACGGACAGCACGCCCAGGGGAAGGAAGTTGTAGGAGGTCATCACGTCTCCTTCGGTCGGGTTCCCTCTTTTGGACTGCGCGCCCCCGACCCGGCAGAAGGAAACGAAGAACCGGGCCGGGGGCATTCCATCGGGGGTCCAAGCCCGATGTCGCAGTGCGAGCATACCACGAGATGGATTCAAGTCTCAACGCTGACAACCGTGGTCTGCGCCACGCCGTCACGTGGCGGCTGCGAGGGGGTAGGGGGGAGTTTCTTTTAAGTGTTTTCTCTTTAGATAGTTAGTGGGCCGATCTTGCATAGGTGCCGTTGCCATAACCGCAACACCCCCTTGCCGATCCGGCACGTCCCGCCGCTTGACAGGTCCCCCACCACCCGGGTACCCTGGGGCCAACCAACCAAGAAAGGGGCCCCGACCATGGACCGCCTCCGACACGCCCAGGCAGTCGCCCAGTCCTCTCTCATCCCCGACGGCTACCGCGGCCGGCCCGCCAACGTCCTCTGGGCCATGGACCTCGCCGACGCCCTCGGCGTCCCCTTCCCCCAAGTCATACAGACCATGGTCGTCATGCGCGGCCGTATGACCATGAGTGCCGATCTCATGGCCGCCATCGTCCGCCGCGCCGGCCACAAGCTCCGCATCCGCGAGCAGGGCATGTCCGTCACCGCCGCGCTCCTCCGGATGGACGACCCCGACTATGAGTTCACCGCCACCTGGGACGAGGAGAAGGCCCGCCGGGCTGGGCTCTGGGGGCAGCCCGGCCCCTGGTCCCAGTACCCGACCCAAATGCTCCGCAGCCGCGCCATCACCGAGGTCTGCCGCCAGGGCGCGAGCGACGCCCTCGCCGGCAGTGGCTACACGCCCGAGGAAGTCGCCATCCTCAGCACACAGACGACCCCCGCACGCGCCACCGCCGGCAGCAGCCAAGAGGCCCCCGCCGCCCCGCACCCGGACACCGCGATAGACCGCTCCCGCGCCCTCCTCCTCAAACACGTCGAGGAACACGGCGGCAACCCCACCGACGTGTGGCAGGCCGCCCAGGACATGGGCGCCGACCCCAACGACCCCGACAGCGTCGCCGCCTGCCTAGCCGCCCTCATCGCCGCCCAGGAGGCCGACGGTGATTGACCGAGCCCCCACCCCCATCGGCACCTGGCGGAGGATCCGCAGCCTCCAGTGGATCGGGTACAGCCCAGACGCCCTCGCCGCCGCCGGCGGGCTCGACCGGGACGACATCATCGCCGCCCTCCGGGGCGAGCACCTCCCCGCCGTCACACGCACCCAGCTCGCCGCGCTCTGGGACGTACTCCACATGCGACCCACGCCGCCCACGCCCCTCGCCAGAGCCATGCACCGCGAAGCCATCCGCGTCGGGGCGCACAGCCCCCTCGCCTGGGACCCCGAAACCATCGACTCCACCGCCGTCGGCCCCGCCGGCGTCACCCAAGGTCGCGACCGGTCCCCCTGGGCTTGACAGGTCCCCCACCACCCGGGTACCCTGGGGCCAACCAACCAAGAAAGGAACCCCCGACCATGGACGCTAGCATCCGCGTCGAAACCACCTCCGACCGGACACCCGCCCCCGCACGCGCCACCGCCGGCAGCGCCGGCCTCGACCTTGCCATCGCCGAAGACGTCGCAGTCCGCGGCGGCCACATCACCACCGTAGCCCTCCCCTACAAAGTCGCCATCCCCGGCGGGCACGTTGGAGTCCTCGCCCTCCGCAGCAGCATCGGAGCCCGCGGGATCACCATCCCTAACGGCATCGGCATCATCGACTCCGACTACCGGGGCACGCTCAAGCTAACACTCACTGCCCTCCCCGGCACCGGCCCCTTCCTTCTCCGCGCCGGCGAGAGGATCGCCCAGCTCGTTACCATCCCCGCCGCGGTCCCCACGCCAGTCGAAGCCGCGGTCAGCGCGGATGAGACCAGTCGTGGCGCCGGCGGGCTCGGCAGCACCGGCACCGCAGCCCTGCCCGCCGACGAGGACGCCGTCAACCACCCGAGCCACTACGCCGCCTACAATCCCGAGGTCATCACTGTCACCGAGCACCTCAGCTTCTGCGAGGGCAACGTCGTCAAGTACCTCGCCCGCGCGGGCAGGAAGCCCAACGCCCCCGCACAGGTAGACCTCGACAAGGCTCACTGGTACATGTGCCGCATCGCACACGACAAGGACGGCACCTTCAACGGGGCCGCCCTTGTCGCATCCACCGGGAACATCCTCGGCACCATCGCCGCCCTCACCCCCGCAGCAAGCGGCCCCTGGCAGGACGTCTTCGACGCCGTCGTGGCGCTTTCCCAGGAAATCGAGGCCAACGCATGACCCGCAGCCGCCAATCCTCGAAGGCTGCCGGGAGCCGGTTCGAATGACAGAACGCCGACCACCTCAACGCTCACCTCCCCGGCCGCATCGACAGGCACCCCCACTCCGACGCCAAAGACAAAGGCGACATCGCCGGCGCCACCACAGCCGACGGCCGGCCCACCGCCATCGAACGCAAAAACGTCACCCGCACCCAGCTCGCCAACTAGATCCACGAAGCCCACACCGAAGCCGACAACCTAGGAGCCGCCGCCGGAATCATCATCCACAAACGGCGCGGACGATCCGCGCCCGACTGCCAATGGGTCACCATGACCGTCGCAGACCCCACAGCAATCCTCACCAACCAGGAAGGAACCACACCATGACCGCCACTGTCATCGCCACCGGCAACCTCACCGCTGACCCCGAAGTCAAGCGCCTCCCATCGGGCAAGACTCTCGTAGAGCTGCGCTTCGGAGCGACCCGCCGCCGCAACAACAACGGGACCTGGGAAGACGACGGTGCCAGCCTCTTCATGTCCGCGAGCCTGTTCGGCGACAAGGACGCCTGGATCGCCAACACCCTTGCGAAGGGAGACACCGTCACCGTCACCGGCGACCTTGTCCGCCGCACCTACACGCGGCAGGACGGCACCGAAGGCGAGGCTCTCGAGGTCAGATTCCCCCGCCTCCTCGGCTACATCCGCAAAGGCGACAAGCAGAACAGCGCCTCCGCCGACCCGAACTTCAACTTCCCGCCGCCGTTCTGAGACCCAACCCGGCTTGACCGGGGACGCCCCCGGCTGCTAGGCTGGGGGCGTCCCCGGCTGCTAGGCTGGGGGCGTCCCCAACGGAGAAGGGAACCAACCAATGGGCCACCATGACAACACCGCCGGCGTCCGCCGCCGTCCGCCGCCGCAGCCATCGCCGTCATCTTCCACACCATGGTCGCAGCCAGCCGCCCCTTGCCCGCACCCCGCCACTAACCACGCCGCACACGCGCCACAAGGAAACCCCATGATCACCGTTGCTACCGTCCCCAACTGCCAGCAGTGCCGGGCCACCATCAAACGACTCACCAACGCCGGCCACCCACCCCGCACCACCAACTACCAGGAAGACAAGACCGCGCAAGCCATCGCCATCCGCAACGGATGGACCAGCGCCCCCATCGTCTACGCCACCAACAACAACGGCGACGAGACCCACTCCTGGCACGGGTACAACCCCCACGCCATCGACCTCGCCATCCAGGCCGGGCACGCCAACTGAAAGCAGGCATCATGAGTCCTCTCGATGAGGCGATCATCGCCAACGACCAGCTGCCCGAGCAGCAACGCGAATCCAACGTGAAGCTCGGCGGCCGGTTCGGCGTATCCGAGGCCGCCGTCCGCCGCCACCGCCGCGCCATCCGCCGCCGCAGCAACCAAGCCGACACGCAAACCGACGCGTTCTTCGGCGTCCCCACCCAAGCCATCACAAGCCGCGGCAAGACCGTCCGCCTCGACGACGGCTCCTACGAGAAAATCACCTACGTCCCCGGCGCCGTCGAACGAGAGGAAGCGAAGAGGCTCTCCTACCAGGACCTCGCCCCCATCCTCGCCGCCCCGCCCACCAAACCCAGCTGGGCGCCATCCAGGCCGGCCACCCTCGCCGTCGTCCTATCCGACCTCCAGATCGGCAAGACCGACGCCCGGGGCGGCACTTCCGACACGCTCCGCAGACTCAACAGCATCATCGGCCAGATCGCCGACCACTGCGCACGCCACCGCTACCAGGAGATCCTCCTCATCGACGCCGGCGACATCTGCGAAGGCTTCGACAACACGGTCAGTCAGTCGCAGACCAACGACCTCGACCTCACCTCCCAGATCCGCACGGCCCAAGCTGTCATGGCTAAAGCCCTCAAAGCGCTCGCCGCCCACGCCCCCGACGTCACCTACGTCGCCGTCCCCTCCAACCACTGCCAGCTCCGCAAGGGCGTCGGCCGTAACCAGCGGGTCGGGAAACCCAGCAACGACTGGGGCCTCCTCATCCAAGACAACATCCGCATGGCGACCGAGGGACGCCCCGGCTACGAGCACGTCAAGTTCGCGGCCCCCAACGAACGGGAAGAGTCCCTCACCGTCGCCACCGTGGACGGCACACACATGGGCGTTACCCACGGGCACGTCTGCGGCAGCAAAGCCCGCGTCGCCGACTGGTTCCGCAACCAGGCATTCGGTCACGTCGCCGGCCTCCACCGGGCCACCATCCTCCTCCACGGGCACTGGCACAACTTCGGCGTCACCACACTCGGCAACAATCACCAGATCATCAGCGCTCCCACCTGTGACCCCGGCTCCGGCTGGTTCCGCAACCAGGCCGGCGACAGCAGCCAACCATGCGCTCTCACCTTCGAGCTCGCCTCCGATACCAGCAGCGCCTGGGCCCTCTGGTCCGAGCTCCCAGACTTCCCCCCCGCCGCTTGACAGGTCCCCCACCACCCGGGTACCCTGGGGCCAACCAACCAAGAAAGGAACCCCCAACCATTCTCCTATACA